ACGTTGATGCCGGCATCCATGAGCTTCGACATGAGCGGGCCGGCCAGCGACGGGTCAAAAATGACTTCGCGAACGTCGTAGGTGCCGCAAAGGTCAACGATGTTATCCGCGATCACGTCGGGTTCGATCACCGGGCCGTCAATGACGTTCAACAGGCCATCGTCACGCCATCGGGGATAAGGAACCTGTTCAAGCTTAGCCTTGTCCTCCAGGCCTTCGGACGGCAGGAAGAACCACGGGGCAAGCGAAATCCTGCCATCGTCATGCCGGAACGCGGCTACGATGGCAGTCAAGTCACCGGATCGTGACAAGTCTACCCCGAGCCAGCACGGCAAACTCTCAAGCTCGGCAAGGTCAAAATAAGGATCACGGCCAGCGTCATAAACGGCCATGTCGAAAAGCGGATCGCGAGAAGCGGCCTGCCAGATATTCAAGTTCAACTGCTGAAACTGGTAACGGGCCGGCGGGCTGTTCTCTGCTTCCTTCGACTTATTGCGCAAGCCGACGATATTGGGGAACCCGTGCGGAAGGCCGGGGTTCGCCTTCGGCCATGTCGCTTCGTCGCGCCAGTCGTCGCCCGGTTCAAGCTGGAACAGGATCGGCAATACGGTCGGGTCGTCAATCTCGCCGACCGCGACCTTGTAGGCGTAATCATACTGTTCGAAGCCGAGATTATCCTGTCCACGGCCGGCCGTGGTGCAGATGATGGTGAGCGGGTCGGCCACCTTCGTCGTGCCGGAGTCGAGAGCTTCCCAAAGGTCGCGGCCCTTCCATTGGTGAATTTCGTCCACAAGAATGAAATTCGGCGTGGTGCCGTGCTGCGCCTTGCCGTCGCTGGAAATTGCCTTGAGGGTCGCGCCGTTTCGGCGGTTCAAGATCTGCTTCGCGGAATTAAAGGCGTCATTGATCTTCGTCGCAGCAACAAGCCTGCGGTCCATACGGACAATGTTCGCGGCCTCGCGAAAGCCGATGCCGGCCTGTTCGCGGTCACAAGCGGCAAAGATCACTTGCCCGGCCGGGACAGCTTCAGGGCCAAGCAGGTGCAAAAGCGACCATGCGGCAGCGTGGCTGGTCTTGCGGTTGCCACGGCCGAGCATCAAGAAAACCTTCTTCACAACACGGGTGCCATCGGGGTTGCGAGGCCCATAGATGCGCTTCGTCATCCGTTCGAAGGGCGTGTAAAGCTGAAAGGCGCGCTTCGGCGCGGTGCTGGCCGGGTGCCGCAAGGCGCGGAGGAACTGCACGGCAAGCTCACCGTCGCCGTTCGTATCCGGGATTTCCGAGCTGTCATAAATCCAATGCGGAAAGGCGCTCTTGCTCATGCCCGGTTCCTGCCGACCATGAGCGGGTTGTCGCTGTCGTCGTCTTCGCCGGTTGCGCTGCCGACACGGGCGCGAGAAACCGGCGACAATCCATATTCGGCCGCAAGCTGCCGCGAAGTCTGCAAGGCGCGGTTCAACATTCCGAAAACTACCTTGTCGAGGGGCGTCATGCTCAAGGCTTCGGTATAGGTGCGGGCCAAGCCGCGAACGGTGCAAAGTTCCTCTAGGCCGCTGAGATCGGAGCGGACAATAATGCCGCGCTCAATGAGGCCGGGCATAATCCGCTTCCATTCGGCGCGCGCATACGGAGAAAGGTGCTTCGGCGCTGCCGGTGCCTTCGTCAATGCGTTGCTGTCGCGGGAAATGGGCGGCTTCACGCCACGGGTATGCGTCACTTCAGGGCCTCGCCGCGAAGCTCCAGCGCGTCCCGCCTGCCGAGTTCCTTGATTTCCTTCAGGCCGTAAGGCACGCCGTCGTAGGTCACACGGTCGGCCGTCGTGATGCCTGGGCGATAGCGGACACGGAAGATCACGGTGCCGGTTTCAGCCTCGCCGTAGCCGGTGAAGAATTCACTCGCCGTCTGCTGAAGGACTTCGGCCCACACAGTTGCAACCGGCGTCCAAACCTTTCGTGCATCCCCGGACGGTGACATATTTTCAGTTTCGCGCTCGATAGTGATCTGGCGATCCATGTTCCCGATATTGAGCATTAGACCGTCCACCGAATGAGAGCTTCGACCGATAGGACACCGTGACCATAAACGGGGTCAGGGTCGCGCGGGAACCGGGATGCGGTGACGCGGAAATGATCGCATTCACACCCCTCAAAATTCAAGGGCTTATCAAGGGCGGCGGTCACAGTGCCGACGATTTCCTTCGCAGCATCCTGTCCGGCGTCCAAGGTCCAGACGTGAAGGTCGAGGTAAACCCATGCCGTGCGCTGGCTTCGGTAGTCGTGGCCGCCGTTCGCCGTGTTTCCGTCGGACATGATGACGGCCGGCGTCTTATCGGGCCGCGTGCTGCCGGAACGGATATGGTCGGCAGGCACGAGCGCGGTGACGGCCGGTGAGGCAATAAGCGCGGCGCGAATGGCGGTCTGAAGGGCAAGGGTCGGTTCGATCATTACTTATTGTTCCATGCGTCCCGCACGGCCTTCCGGCCGGCGCGGTCAATTCGCTGCTGAAGGCGCTTGCGGAGAAGGCGAAGGGCCGGCCAAAAGAACGGCTGCGCTTCGGACTTGCTGGTGCCGTATTCGACAAGGTGCGCGTAACGGACATCGGTGTTGCCGGCCGTCACGATGACTTCCGTTTCACCGGCCAAGCGAGAGCCGCCCGGCTGGCTGTAAGCCGGCGTGGACTGGCCGGGGCCGGTCACGGTGATGCTGTCGGCGAGCGCATGGGTGTCCTTCGGCGCAAGATGCTGCTGGGCGTCGGCAAGTTCGTTGCCGGAAGCCAAAAGCGCCTTCATGATCTGTTGGCGCGGGGCCGTCTTCACCCGGTCGAATGCGTTCATGAGGTTGTCAAGGCCGTCATTACTCGCCATCGGTGAACCACTTTTCACGGTAGCTATCGAGGATCGAGGTCACACCCTGCGGCGCAAGCTGCATGGAAAGGCCAAAAGACGCGATGTTTCGCACCTCATAATAGTAGGAAACGAGGCACAAAACGGCGCGCTTCACGTCGGCCGGAACGGGATCGAGGTCGGCAAGCGGTTTCCCGATGTAGTTCCCGCACCACGTCTCTGCGGCCTCAAGATACAGGGAAATAAGCTCATCTTCGGCGGTTCCATCCACCTTCATGTGAGCCTTGGCGAGGTCGAGGCTAACAGCCGTCATGCGTCAACTCCTGAAAAAGTTATATTCGGCGTCTCTTGCGCGGTGCCCCATGCGCCGGTCTCCCGCGAAGGGGCAAAATCGGAAGGCACCCCCGGCCGGGGGAGGTGAACGCGTCGGCCGGTCTGGCCGGGAGGCTTTCGCAACGCGGCTTCGAGCGTCCAGCCGAGCTTGAGGCGAGTGCGTAATGTCCCGCGTTGGATGCCAAACTCTTGTGCCCATTGGTCTAGGCTCTGCTCCCTTCCAAAGGCTTCGTGCATCGTTGCCGGGCGTCGGAAGTTCGGTGACACCGACTGGTTTCTGGGTGCCATTTGAGGCTTGAAGCTGGCGACGGCGGGCTCCGACCCCCGCTTGATCCATTGCTCTACACGGGGATCACGAGTGGGCTTGCGCATCAGCGTCGCGAAGGCTCGTCGTCGGATGGCTGAGCACTCTGCTTCGAATTCTTCCTGGTCGATCTGTCGGGCGCGTTCTGCGGCTGTCAAAGGCTTCGCTCCTGCCGCTGCTTGATAGAGTTGTGGCAGGGCTCGCAAAGTGGCTGCCAGTTGGCGCGGTGCCAGAAGAGGCGCTTGTCGCCACGATGCGGAATGATGTGATCCACGACGGTAGCAAGGCAAGTAAGTCCGCTCTTACTGCACTCGCGGCAATGCGGATGCATGGCGAGGTAGTCGAGGCGGGCCCTGCGCCATTCGCCATTATATCCGCGTGCGGATGCTGACGGCCGGCGGGCATCATGGCGGCGGTTACGGTCGCGGGTCGCGGTGCGCTGGCATTCGCAGCGCTCGCCGTGTGGCACGATACAGCCGCAAGAACAGATGCGGGGCGGCTTGCTCATGCGCCACCTGCCATCTTGGCCTTGAGGGCGCGAAGTCCGGCACGGTCAAATTCGGGGTCGAGGCCTTCGGCTTCGTTGCGTGCAGCTTGTTCGGGGTCGGCTTCCTTGGCCGGCCGCTTATCGTCGCGCACGAGAACGCCCGTGGTCACGAGACGGTCGAAGTGTGCGGACATGGCGCGGGTGATCTCGGTCGGCGTGGCGTTCCACGCAGTTTCCGGCGTCCAGCCAAGCCAGCCGGTCGCATTATCGAAGAGCGTCGAATACACTTCGGCCCATGGCATCGGCTTGCCGGCGCTATTCGAGCGCTTCGCCTTCGGATCGGGTGCCGGCAGGAACATGGAAACGAGGTTGCCGAGCGGCTGGCGAACAGCCATGAAAAAGGGAAAGAGCGGCCTGCCGGGTATGCCAGCCAAGCAGGCCGCCGCATCCTGCGGTGACGAAGCCGTCAGGATGATTTCGGAAATGATGGTGAGGTTCATGTCATCCAGCGCCCGGAACAGTGCCGGGAAGCCGTGGCGCTCCTCAAGGGTGCCAGCGGCCCGCAAGGTAGGGCGAAGCGTCACGGTGTTTCCACCGTGCGCAATCGTCACCTGTTCATATGCGGGCCGGCGAAAGGTCATAGCTTAGGCCGTCGCCATCTTCAGCTTGCGGAAGACATCGGTGCGGACCACGCCAGCGCCGACACGACGGCGAGCATGGAAGCGGATCACGCCTTCAGTCGCGAGCAAATACGGGTTCGGTCGGACCTGAAGTTCGATACGGTCATAGATGCGATAGCCGGCCTTGAAGTCGCCGAAGATGATCGGGAAGGCGTTAGCGGCAACGTCCGGCATATCGATCAGTTCGACCACCGGGCGGCCGAGGATCGTTTCGGGCTGGCCTGCCTGATAAGACGGCTGCCACAGATAGTTGCCGTTTCCGTCCTTCAGAGTGCGGATGACGGCGAGCGTGGTGCCGTTCATGGCCCACGTTCCCCGGTTCCGGTAGACGCCCGGCAGGGAATACATGAGCTTGATGAGAGCATCTGCGGAAAGGTTTGTCGCGTGCCCGTTCAGGCTGTTCGTGATGGCTGCTTCCTGCATGAAGCCCTTCGGCTCGACTGCAGCGCTACCGTTGACGAAAGCGAAACCTTCCTTCGCGCCGAAATCTTCTGCGAGTGCGAGGCGGATTTCAGCTTCAACGTCATGGCTGGCGTCTTCGATAAGCCAGTTGCCGACATCGACGTGCGTGGTCATTTCCTTGACGGAAAATTCCATCTGATCGAACGTCGGTTCGGATGCTTCGGAAGCGACGGCTTCGCCCTTCCACTTGGCGTTCGTGACGGTCAGGCGCTTCGGCAGGATGATGGTATGCGAGCCGGTCGAGCGAACATCGACAATGCCGCGAACCGGCGAGAATTCGACAAGGTTGCGGATGAATTCGCCGCTGGTTTCTTCCGGCGCGAGGACATAGCCGGGCGCGTCGTTGGCGATGGTCAGGGCCTTGCGGTCAACTTCACCACTTCGGAGATAGTCAGCGAAAGCCTTCTGTTCGACGCCGTTGTCGTTGGCGGCGGCCGGATTGTTGGTGTTCGCTGCCGTTGGGCGGTTGAGCTTCGCCTTGATGGTCGCGACGTCGGCCTTGAGAGCCTTTAGGTCTTCCGGCGAGATTACCGGGTCGTTCTTCACTTCAATTTCTGCTTCGTTTTCCAAGATGGGTTCCTTTTGGTCTGCCGTGCCATCGGCGGCCTTTACTGACGTGATTTGCGCGCCGGGATGGCTCGGAACGGCGACAACTGAGATTTCATGGAGATCGAGGGCCGTGATCGTGCGCCCGCGCTGCCGGGGCTTGCTGGCCTTCGTGCGGAAACCGATGGACAGGCCGGAAACGGCCTTTGTGCGGATCATGGCGCGGACTTCGCGGGCGCGCTCGACGTCATCCACGAGCAGGCGGCCCTTGACCGTCAGGCCATCCGGCGTCTCATTGATTTCATCCCAAACGCCGATAACCTGTGCCTGATCATGGGCGAACAGCATCGGCAGCACTTCCGGCGAGGCGATGGCTCCCTTTTCGATCACGTCGCCGACGCGATCCGGCGAGCCGAACGGCCATGCAATGCCGGTGATGGTGCCGGCATCGTCAACCGTGAGCGCGGCCTTGATTTCGAGGCGATCGGTCATTCGACAACGCCCTCGCAGGCGGCGTTGATCGCTGCCGAGAGATCGCCGGAGGCGGCTGCCTCTCGAACCTCACTCAAGGGGGCGTCGAAGTCGTCTTCCGGTTCAGGCTCGGCATTACCGAAGAACAGCGCGGTAATGACGCCATCTGCCACGGCGAAGGTTTCGGCCATGGGGCGGCCGATACAGTAGATTGCAACAAGCTGGTCGGCTGCGGCCGGGAGGGTTCCGCCACCGATCAAGCCAAGGCGAAGCACATGAATGATTTCGGCAAACGAATATTCCGACGTGCGGAATCGCCGGAACAGTGCACCGATACCGTTGCCGGTCGTGCGTTCAAGTTCCTCAATGAGTTCGCGGGTCGGGAAGGCAAAGACCTTTTCACCGTCGCCGAAGAAAGCGTGATGTTCGATCATGCGCGGCTCCGCTTCCCGTAGGTGCTGGCTTCAAGGTCGGCAGCTTCCTCCGGGGTGAGCTTTCCGTGACGCTCGAACCAAGGCGTTTCGAACTTCCACCAAGGCTCTGCCTTTGGCTCTGATCGCGTCAGTTCGACAAATAAGCGGGCAATTGCTTCCGGTGTGCCGGAAATCTGGACAGAAATGTTTTCGCTCATGCGTTCTCCTTCGCCGGGACCGGTGTGGGCGCGGCGTTGCTGGTCGTGTGCGGATTGGTGAGATCGTCGCCACCGGGAAGCGGCGGCATGTTGAGGATTGCGCGAACTTCGTTCGGAGTCATGATGCGATTCGTCACGAGAGCGGTCATGTTCGTGGTGCGACTCGCCGCATCGGCGCGCATCAGGTCGTCGGTGACAAACTCGAAATAGTGGTCGTCCTGTTCGTCTTCGCTGAGAAGGACGGTCGTCATGGCATCAGTCCAACGGTCGAGCCATGGGCGAAGACAGAGTTGAAGGAACTGCGCGCCCATCTGTTCGGTGTTCGACCAGGTTCCGCGTGTAAGCTCGAAAAGCATGGTCGGCGGGACACCGAAGATGCGAGCGATTTCGCGGACCTGTTCAAGGCGGCTCTCAAGGAATTGCGCATCTGTCGAAGTCATGGTCGGCTGATCGAACTTCCAACCTGCGTCCATAAAGAGAGCGCCGCCGTTCTTCTGAAAATCGGCGTAGGACTTCCTGATATTTGAAATCGTCTGTGCGCCGGCTTCGCCGCCCTGCGGCTTGTCGTTGGAAATCACAGCGGACGGACGCGCGCCGGAACCGAAGAACTGCGCACCGTGGCGCTCAAGGATCGCGGCGAGGCCGATACCTTCCTTGCCGAATGCAAGGGGCGAGGTGCCGAGGAAAGATTGAATATGCAGGATTTCGGTATGCGGATAATCGCGGGTGCCGGTCTTTTCCGATACGCGATAGACAGGTGCGCCGGTCAATTCGTCCTCAAGGACCGTAATCTTGCCGTGCTTCAGGCGGTGAAGCTCGAAAGGCTTACCGTCTCCAAAACGAACAACCTTCGCATAGCCATTGCCGTGCATTAGGGCGTCGGCGGTTAGTATCGTGCGAAGCTCGCCCGCGCCGGTCCATTCGTTCGCTCGCTTATGGACGATGCGATAGGTGGAATGATCCTTGGCCGGTAGCTTGCCGTCGGCGGTCTCACGAAAGACCTTACAAGGAAGCGAGCCAATAGTTTCAGAGATCAACCGGACGGCCTGAAGAACTGCCGGGACATAGAGCGCCGACTGTCCATTAATGTTCACACCCGAGTAAGTAGGGCGGAAACCGATCATCTCGGCAAACTCTGAACTGTTGAGGGAATACGCCTTCTGATCTACCGGAAAGCCGAGCGCCTTCTTTGCACCTGAAACCATTCTGGCAAAATTCATGCAAACTTTCCTCAATCAACTTGAGGACAGAATCTCACAACGAGAACAGAAAGTGAATCCAATAAATCACAAATTTTGATATTTGTTTATAAATTGATCTATTTTTTTGATGTATTTCTTGGCGGATCGACAATCTCTCGCACCTTGTCCATTTGCTCCGCGATTTCGATCAAACGCAAATCGCTTCCGCCATAATCATCGGCTGACGAACCGGATGAACGCCCGGTGATGTATAGCGCGGCCTTCTGGCTGACGCCGGCAAAAAGAGCGTCTTCAAACAAATGACGGAAGCCGTGGTTCGGTGGCGGCATGTCTTCCTGTGTGGGGAAGACCTTTTCCTTGATCCATTCACGAATACGCTG